GTGCACAAGCAATGCGAAGAGTCAACAGAGAAGGTATTATGCAAGCCGAACAGATGCAGTCCACTGGTAGGACAGAGTCTGTTGTGGGAAGCATGTACATGTTTTTCTATGACCCTAAGCACAAAGCCACACTACCATATTATGACCAATTTCCTTTAATTTTTGTTCTCGGAGATGCGCCCGGTGGGTTCTTGGGTATGAACCTTCATTACCTACCACCACTATTGCGTCAAAAACTATTAAAAGCCTTACTTGATCTGGCGAATAACGATAAGTACAACAAAAGAACTAAACTGATGTTGTCCTACGATCTGCTTAAAGGATCTGCTAAGTATGCCGCATTCAAACCGACAATTAAGCACTATCTAACATCACATGTTAAAACACGTCTAGCTAAAGTTCCAGCCGCCGAATGGGAGATTGCAATATTCTTACCTATGGCACAGTGGAAGAAAGCAAGTGCAACTCAGGTGTATAGAGACTCAAGGAAAATGATCTAATGTTCAATGTGGATGAAATGAAGGCAATGATCTCTAAAAAGGGTGGCTTCGCACAAGCCAACCAATTCAGAGTAGTACTTCCTGCACCAAGAACTATATCAAGAGAGACTGATAGGCGTGGTCTCGCTGAAGACATACGTGATATTAACCTACTATGTAAAGATGTGAACCTACCAGGAAGACAGATCCTAACACAGGAACGTCAGATTGGTATGACTAACCGTAAGGTTGCATATGGGTATGGGTATGAGGACGTGTCTATGACGTTCCATCTTATGAACGATTATGGCATGAAAAGATACTTTGAAAATTGGCAAGAACAGATAATTGATTTCGAAACAAAAGAGTTAAAATATAAGAACACATACACTCACGACATTGAAATTGTACAATATAGAAAGGGTGTAGCAACTGCATCCAAATCTAACACAACTAACATTGGTTTTGATATCAATGATAATCTAAGATTTGACCTAGACATAACTAAGACGAAGAGGGGCATCGTAGCCCCAGCAGTCGAAGTGTATAAGTGCAAATTGATAAACGCATTCCCAACAACCTTGAATGCTTTACAACTAAACAATGAGCAAAATGGTTTGCTTGAAATTAACGTCCAATTCTCGTTTGACGATTGGGTGTCTACTTAAACAATGGAGTTATTATGGCTTTACCTAAACTAAATGATCAACCAAAATACGACTTGACAATCCCATCTAGTGGTATTGAAATTCGAATCAGACCATTTTTGGTCAAAGAAGAAAAGGTTCTCCTACTCGCTATGGAGAGCCAAGATCAGTCGCAGATCCTATCTGCTATTGTTGATACTCTTGAGGCGTGTGTGTTAGGCGATATTGATGCAAATGCTCTAACAACGTTTGATATTGAATACCTATTCACTAAGCTGAGAACTAAATCGGTGGGCGAAAGTGCTAAGATTGAATTGTCATGTACAAAGTGTGAGGCTCAAAACCCTGTAACTGTTCCAATGGATGATGTTGGCGTTAAGGGTGATATGAATAGTCAAACTGCAAAGGTAGATTTGGGAAGTGGTATTAGCATCGATCTACAGTGGCCTCGTTATAAGACTATTGCAAACGACAAGACTGTTATTAGTGGTGGTGCAGAGGCTACCTTCTCTATGATTAAACATTGCATTAGTCATGTATGCACTGATGATGAGCGTATCAAGTTTGATGAGGAAAGCGCAAAGGAAAAAGATGACTTTGTCAACTCTATGACGAGTGAAAACTTTGGATCTATCAAAACTTTTATCGAAGCTATGCCCACACTGAAACATGACATCGATTTCAACTGTGTTGAATGTGGTCACAAGAACGAGTTTACCTTAGAGGGTATGCAAGATTTTTTTTAATATGTCTATCCCATAATAGTATACTTAATTACTATAGGAACAACTTCGCACTGATGCAACATCACCAGTATAGTTTAGATGAGATAGACGGATTGATACCATGGGAAAAGGAAGTGTATATTAGTATGCTTTCGGAATACATAAAAGAACAAGAAGAAGAACGGAAGCGACAGAAAAATGGCTGAAACCACTCTCAATGATGTAGTCAAAACCCTACAGAAAGGTCAAGCAAAAGATGCTTTGCTGGCTAGAAGCTTTGACACATGGTTCAAGGCTATGGAACGTGCACGTCTTGATGCTCTAGAAGAAGCTAGAGAGCGCAAGAAAGCCAAGCCTCTTGAAGCGAAGCAAGAGCGTTCCAAGCGGCCTAAGAAAGACACCGCTACAGGCGGTTTCTTGTTCTTGGGTAAGCTAGTTGGACCTTTGACAGCATTCCTTGCTGGCTTCGGCGCATTAGGTGCGGCTCTAGTAGGTTTCAGAGGATGGGAACTCAAGGCTATTAAGTCTCTGAATAATTTCGGTGGGTTCACTAAACTATTGAATCAGAAGTTCATCAATTTGAGAGCTACGTTCTTCAGACAGTTGGGTCTTGATCCCAAGTTGGGTAAAGCTGTTGGGGGTAAGAGAACTCTTGCCACACCACTAACTACACAGTTGTCTAATGCTATAAAAGCGTGGTTCTCTACTTTACAACAGAAGTATTATAAGATCTTTGGTCTTGGTGTTGATGGTAAACCTATGACTGCACAGGGTGCTGATGGTAAGTTCAAACCAAAAAGTATTATGTCTAGACTTGGTTTGAGAATAAACAGCATCTTTAGACCTATAACTCGGTTATCGACTGCTATTGGCAGTTGGCTCGCAGGAGCAGGAGCAAAGGTTGTTAACTTTGTTAAGACGTTCCTTGGTAAAGGTGCTGGCTTTTTAAGGTTAATGGGAAAGATACTATGGCCTATTGGTATTCTAATATCTGCATTTGATGGTATGAAAGCATATCAGGCTTCTGAAGAAGCCACAATCTTTGGTAAATTTGGTGATGGTCTTGCTGGAATGGTAGGATCCTTTATTGGTATTCCGTTTGATATGATTAAGAATGGTATACTTTGGATTATCCGTAAAGTTACAGGCGCAGAAGTTGATGCGGACGGTAATTATAACACATCGACTGTAAGTGGTAAGATACTACAGGCCGCTAAAGACTTTTCATTCGCTGAACTGATTGGTAAGTTTGTTAAGGCACCATTCAATGCTATTATGGCTGTTGTCGATTGGATCAAAGGTAAGTTTACTATATTCTCTGATGAAGGAGAAGGTGGTGGTATGAGTGGTGTTATGAAATCTATGTTTAGTGACGCCCTAGCTCTTCTAGGTTTTGAGAAGGGTATGTCTGTAGGACAGATCATTGGTCAGATTGCTGTGGGACCTGCAACCGCCGCTATAAAATGGCTTAGTGGTATATTTGGATTTGAACTGCCAGAAGGCTTTACTCTAAATCCAGTTACTTTGATAACGAAATATGGTAACGATGCATTCAATTGGGTTGCGTCTAAGTTTGGTTTTGAGTTCGAGGACGATGATTTTAGCATCACTGGTTGGATTAAGAACAAATGGGACAATGCTGTTGCTAAGATGCAAGAAGCCTTTGTCGATCTAGGGTTATGGATGTCGATGATCGGACCTAAACTAAAGGTCATGGCTATTGAGGCTATTAAGGAATATACAGGTGATTGGATTGTTAGTGATGAAACACTAGATGATCTTAGGGCAGACGTTCAACAAAAGGAAGACAATGCTGAAAGGCTAAGGGAAGAACTGAGAGCACAAAGAGCACTCCTAACCGAAGTGCCAGACCCATTGCCACAAGATGGTAATGGTAACACTGTTGTATTCTCAGCCCCAAGCGGTGGTACGAATAACTCCAGTACAGTTAATAATCAAATTAGATTACCTTCAGATGCTGGTGCTGAAGCTTATAGAGAAGAGCAAATGTTACTACGTAGGCGTATGACAGTGTTCTAGAGGAAATGAAATGTATGTAATGATAACACTATTGATGTTTGGCGGTCAGTTTTCTGTACAGGCACCTAACATAACATTCCCTACTTTGAATGATTGTATGAGAGCAAAGACTCTACAGAATAAGATATTAGATCTTACCAGACCAGATGCTGATGCTACACATATAACCAAATGTGTTAGGATGGTTAAGGACGTGCAAGTGTAAAGGCAGGGGTTCCCCCCTGCCTTTTGCCGATGTTAATCTTCTGCGGTTAGACGAGAGAAGTATGATAGTGTGTCTTCTTCGCCAGCAGTAGAACTTTCCATTGCCTCTGCCGTGACAGGCGCAAACTCTCGTGCAGGTGGAGCGCCAGCATACGATGGTGCTGGTGCTGTACGTGAAAGGTCTTCGGTTGCCTGTGTGGTCATAGTCGATTGACCAGTAACCTTCTCAAAACGAGCTTTCAACTCTGCATATGACTTAAAGTTCTTTGGATCGTTGAACTCGTTCAAATCGTGCATCTTGTTATAGATGACTTCCAACTCAGCATCGTTGCTTGACAATGCACTCTGAGGAGAGAACTCGGACTTATCATAGTTGCGATAGCCTTCGACTTGGCGGATCTTCAGTTTGAAGTCTGCACCTTCCCAGAAGTTAAATGGATCTACAGGCTTCTCGTCTGCAAATTCTGGTTGCATGGAATCAATGATCTTATCATAGATCTTCTTACCGAACTGATACAACATTACCTTACCTTCGTTGGCAGGGTTCGCAGGATCTGATACGATCAATGCATTAACAACATAGTGCAAACGGCGTTTCTGTTTACGAGCAAGTGTCTTACCCTCTTCAGTACCGTTGTTCCATAGTGTTGAGTTGTATTCGGATACAGGATCCTGTTCGTTAAGAGTAGTCAAAGACTTCTCAATATACCAACCACCTGGGCCTTGAAAGCCGTGATCAAAGTAACGAACCCATGGTAGGGCTTGTCCTTCTGCCGCAGGTAGGAAGCGCAGAACGGCATAACCGTTACCCATCTTATCCACCGTTGGTTTCCATAGGCGGTCATCGCCATAGCTCTTCTTACCAGTAGCACCACCACCTGCGGCATCTGCCGCCGCTAGTAGATCACCGATTTGATTGCGTTTAGTTTTTAGATTTGCAAAAGACATTTATATGTTCCTCGTATTTGCTGAATTATGATTGTGTACTGAATTATTATACTATAGATTCGATGTGGTGTCAACCATCAATCATCGAACAATAGTACATTTTGTCTAGGGAGATAGTTCAACTTCATAGCTTCCCCCTCTAACTTCTCAACGATAACGTTGTTAAGAAACTTCTTCACATCCTCTGGTTCGATGTTTGTATCTTCACAAACATCGATGACCGCATCCATATAGGATAGGTTCTTGTCATATGCGGATGCTTCAACCATGCTTGAGAACTTGCTCTTATTTAGAAACTCTGTTTCACTCATTTACTCATTGCCCTTAAGATGATTGTATCCCTATTTAGTCTTCCGTTTGGAGCGGTAGTATTGGTAGTTAGTGCACTCCACGCCTTACCAATTTGATTTGGCGTTTTGCTTAAGGCAACAGGGAGAACATCATTTGGTTTACGGAGTGTGATCTGCCTTGATAGATCTGCATCCCAACCCTTAAGTGATGTTCCTTTAACTTCAAACCCTGTCGCCTTATGGCTTACGTATTCGATCAGTTTCTTTGTCTTGATGTTAAAGCAATACAATCTCATCGCACCCACGATTGACATGGGGTGGATTGATTTGAGTTTATACTCTTTGTTTTCAGAACAAATCTGTATCTTAACGACTTGCTTGTCCGCACTCTTAACACGTGGTTTACGTGGTGTGCGTGTAGCTTTCTTAGCCGCCACATACTTATCAGCATCATCAATGATACTCTGAACGAATGCGAGATACTTCTTCCATACACTCAGTGGTTGACTAGAGTATGCCTCAACAAGATCGGGAGTTTTCTTGCTGATTAGCTCAGTCAGTTCATTACGTAATGGTGTGTAGAAAGAAACCACTGCACTCGCTGTTGATTGTGGAAAGGCATCTTTAATCAAATCAACATATACAGTGTGAGTGGACTTTTCTGTCCATTCATCAAGAGTGATTTCAATGCCCCCAATGAAGTCCGAAGTCTTCTCTTGGATAATCTCAGCGGGTGTTTTACGTGGTTTAGATACCACTTCCTCTGTCTTGGCATACAGGTACTTATTACCCATATCCTCAAGGTAAGCAAAGAAAGTGTCCAAAGCGGACTTTGCATTCCAATTGTCTGGAAATGCCTTGCCCTTCTGTTCCCACAAGATAGTAGAAGCAATAAAGTGCTTAGGCGTGAAAGCCCACTCTGGTGCGGCAAGGTAAACTCTTTGTTTATCCTTGTCGAATGTCTGCTTGATGTAAGTCTTAATGAAAGACGCAACGTCCTTCTTATCGACTTCCATACGGATGTAGTCGTTGAAATGGGTAAAGTTTGTGTCAGGTGCCGCACCAATACCTGTACGAGCACGTGCTCTTGGTAATGATTTGGTCTTCTTCATTTTTTTGATAGCCATAACGAATTTCCTTCAAGTGGTTACATAATACATTAACCTAGCACAAAACTGTTGTCAACCCCTATTCGACATCTTTTTTAGATACCTTCTGTTGGTTCCAAGGATGTAGAACTAACTCGTCGTTAGCATCCCAGTGGTGTTTAACAAATCCCTCGTCACATAGATACTCAACGGTGGTGCTCACTATATCGTCACGTTTATCTGCCCACCAATGTTTGTGGATCATCCACCCACACCATGCACTAGCTACTCCAAAGAGAAACCCTAAGACATCCTGATCAATGTAAAACTGCAATAGCATACTCCCTCTGTAAATAACTATTTAGGTGTCTATTTCAACGTCTTTTCTGAAGTGATATATTCCATGGGGTAAGTCCCACGCTTGCATTAGTTTACGATACATGTCGGATGTAAACCCAATAGCCATGAAGTTATTGTTTTGCTCATCCCACTGCCTAAGAAAGACATCCCCCTGAGCATCAACGATCAGTTGAACATCCTCATAGGTCTCGGTTGTGTCGAGTATAGTGACTAACGTTTCGTTGAAATGCTCGTCTTCCTCAATGGTAATCATTCTTAGTAATCACCCCAATCGTTATCAAGACCTGTAGTGGCACGATAAGCTTCGCCATAATACTCTTCGGCATACTTAGATGAATCCGTCCAGTAATTGACGTTCTCGCCTTGGACAGGCTCACGGATCTCTCCTGATCTCTTAGAATGATTAATGCCTTTGACATCTTCCAAAGACTGTTTAGATTTACGCTTTAGCGTATTCATGCGATTATTACGCTTTAGCGTATTACGTTCTGCGATCTCCTTGATCATCATCAAACGTTCAGCTTTGTTCTGTGCAACTTTAATCATTGTATTCTCCATTGTTATATTATTATACCAGATTGGGGTGTGGGTGTCAAGATCTTTGATCAGCCCCATCTAACCAAGTTTGATATTCACGTTCAACCTCGGCTTCCATGACAACCATGTTAGCGTCAAGTTCCCTCTTGAATTCGATAAGCTCTCTGATCGATTTGAAATCTGGTTTAGATATGTCAAGGATATCTTCCAACTTGTCGATGACCATTTGTGTATCAAGAATATCCATTATGCCGCTTCCTTTTCAAAGTTTATTTCTATTTTCTCAAACCCCATCATGGCGCAGATAAACCACTCACCATTGAGTTCGAAGATATCGCCAACAGAACTACTATGAGTACGGTCACCGATGACATCAACAGCGGGTTGATTATTCCAAAGGTTAGTCCATTCAAAAGCTTTTTCAAGATCACTAGTATATACAGTACAAGCTAGTGTGTAGAATTCAAAATTAGAAGTGTCAAATTTTCCCATACTGGCTTGGCGCTTAACTTCAAAAGCGGCAACCTTTTCGTTAGCATTAACGGCGGCGTATTGCTCGTTGGTCAGTTGAATTTGATAAATGTTGATCATTTGATTTTCACTTTCTGTTTGGTATACATAGTCTATAGCAAATTGATTCGGGGGTGTCAACCCACTATTTTAAAAGGAACCTGAGTTTCTAACCACTTTACGGCATCTGTTGGGCAAAGGAATACTTCTTCGTCACCTTCTAAAGTAACGGCATCTTCAAAAGAACCCACCCAACCGACACATGGGACATGCTCTACAAAGCAGTTTTTTGTGGCATTGGTAGACTTAAAGAAGTTAGGGATCTGTGTCTCTTCGAACTTCATCATAGTGTCAAATACGTTTGTCATTGGATGTCTCTTTCTTTGTTTCTATACATTCTTTATAGGTGATTCGAATGATATCGTCAACAGCTAATATAGCTAATATGCATATATTTTATGGGTTGACAGAATCAGAGAATCTATGTATAATAAAGGAACAGCTTCGAACACAGGGAAAGGATATATTAATTGTCTATATACTCTGTAATGAAATGGAATACGTATGTACTATGAACTAGATCCTTCAATGAACGAGTTTAAGACTCTTTCTATACAGACCACGTATAAGTGTCAACAGACATGCTCCAACTGCTATTTGGGTACGATGCTGAATAATGATAGTATACCAGACGTAGACCTTATTAAATTTGAAGACGCAATTTCAAAGTTGCCCAACAGAACTGACATTAGGTTTATTGGTGCCGAACCTACAATGAACCCCAACCTAGTTAAATTGATTGGTATAGTAAGACGTAGTGGGCACCGTCCATCATTACTTACCAATGGACTAAAGCTACGCCGTGAACCTTATGCCCAAGAGTTAAAGAATTCTGGTTTAAACCTTCTAGGCATCTCTATGAATGGTGGACTAGATAATGATGTATATATGGACTTTGATAATGGCAAGTATGCCAAGTCAAAGATGATTGCCCTTGAAAACATATTTAAAGTAAAAATGTTACCCCATATCAACGTAATCCTAGATCCAAGTAACGTACACATCGTAAAACCATTGATTGACTATATTGTTGATATGGCTTTAAAGCATAATGTTAAGTTTAGTCCTACCAAGTTTCCTGTGATGATCCGACTAAAGTCTATAGGTAAGATGGGTTTTTATAAGGATAGTCACACCTTCTCTATACACGAACTCAAAGATATTGTTACTGACTTGCATGGGGATGATATTAACTTCATAGATACTATAGATGGTCACCTAGAGAAACGATCTCTCACATATAAGTTTCCTACTAGGGCTGGTATTATGTTAGGAAAGATCACTGATTGGACTGTGGATGATGATGGCATACCAGACTCAGGTTCCACTAGACGTGGTATCTTAACAGATGATTATAAAGTCGCCCCATTCTTCGAGTATTACGATAAGGCACATAAAGAGACATGAAACACTTTGAACGAACATGGCATCTAAAGATAGATACCAATATCATTAAAAAGATAATAGACGCTAATAGTGATGAGTTCGTGTGTCCGTT